GTTGTCTGGTATGTCTTTGGGTATGTCTCCTAGATGAAAGAACTATACTGCTACTGACTGAAAGTATAGACCAGATCTCATTGTGTTTGATGATATAGATACCAGTAAATCAGCAAGAAGCAAAAAGATTATAGATAAGAATCGAGATTTCCTTACACAGGAAATCTTTGGTGGTATAAATCCTAGCACACAGCTTATAGTTCTTGGTAACACGATTTATGAAGACTGACTTATCCCAAGACTTAGACAACATTTTGAGAACGATGAAGATTGGCTTATTATTAGACAACCAATATACGACCAAGATTGAAAGATAGTATGGGATAGGTTTGTTGAGACTAACGCTGAAGCAGAGGAGAAGAACCAATGAATTAAGAACCCTCATTTTATGTATGTTTCGTTAGAGAAAGAGCGTGAGAGGTTGGGTAGTATATCGTTTGGACAGAACTATCTATTGCAACCGTATGTGAGATGAATGGTTATTGTTCCATTACATTTAATAAATAAGGTAAATGTAGACGGCTTCTATTTCGATAAGGTAAGGATAGGTATAGATACAGCAATATCGAAGAAGACAGAGAGCGATAGAGTTGGTATGACAGTTACTTGATGGGACGAATGAAAGAAGTATGTGTTAGAATCTATTAAGCTTGAATGACAAGCTAAAAGAATGAGGAATCAGATTAAGGTAGCAAAAGAGTTGTACAATAAACGAGGCTCTCATACAGATAACATATCGTTGAATGTTGAGACCGTAGCGTTCCAAGAAGTGTTGGCTGATTATCTAAAAGAAGAACACATGGCAGTCAATCCAATAAAAACTAATAGAGATAAGGTTACGAGGTTGTTGGAGTATCAATGAGAGTTTGAGAGTGGCAATATATTCTTCAACACCAAATGATGTGAAGACTTGATAGAGGAGTTGTTGGCTTTCCCTAATTGAGAATTTGATGATATGGTGGATTCACTTATGCTAAGTTTCTGGGAAGAAGAGAACGAATGGGTAATTGTAGCATAAACATAAAATCTCTTGCATATCAATCTACAAAAGTTATTTACAATATGAGCTTTTATTTCCTTGTTATGAGTTATGCAATTCAATTTCTTAGGGAAGACATTCACTATATGAGATAATAAACAAGTAAAGACTGAAGATAATTTTATCACTAATGTATCGAATAGAGGATACCAATATGTATGACAGGATATAACCTCTTGTGGTAGAATCAATATAGATAGACATACAATGTATAGAGTACATAAGACAAACAAGATGGCGTTCTCTTACACACAAAAGATTTCGCAGATGGTTGGAGCTAAATGATTTTCTGTTATAGATTATGAAGAGAACGAGATTTCTGAATCAGAGCAGAGGAAAGTATTAGAAACATTATATTCTTATGTGTGAAGGAAACACGAGATGAATGAGTTTATCAAACAGTTCTTTGATCAAGCGTTTGCTAATGGGCAGGTATTTGCTGTACCTACAAAGATAAACTGATTTTGATTATTGGCTAGCACAGATGATTGGATAAAGTTGTTAGATGGTAGGGGTATGTCAATTAAGACAGATAAGTATGACAACCCTGTATCGTATGAATATAAATCTAAATACTGAATGGAGACTATATTTCCTACACAGATTGTAGATTACATAGCATATAGAGATATAGATTGTGTATATAGAGGAGAGAGTTTGTATCGTTCTGTAGTTATGGACGCTATAACTAATGATGAAGCGAGTAGAACCCAGATGTATTTCTTTAAGAATAATGCACAACCAAATTTGTTTATTATGTTGAATCCTGAAGCGTTCAAGTGACAAGATTGACCTGAGAAAAAGAAACAGTTTGATACTGAATGGGATAAGAAGTATAGCTGACCTGACAATACAGGTAAATATCACTCTTCTTATGTAGCTAACGATATAAAGACCCTGGATTTATCTAATGTGGATTTAGACCTTATCAATTTAAGGAAAGATAACGACGCTAGTTTGTCTACAGTATTTATGTTAGACTCTAGATTGATCGGTTTACAAAAAGATAGTGGCTCTTACGGAGAGGTTGAGGTAACGACAATCACACAAGGTAACGAACAGATAGATGCATACGGTTATATGTTCTCTGATTTCATAACAGCGATATACAAGAAGTTTATTGACCCAACATTTCAATATTATATAAAGCTAAAGAACGCAGAATTTAAGAATATATATAAAGATAAGGAACTATGAATAAAAGAGAGGGAGAAATGATTGATAACTCCTAACGAATATAGACAGAAATTTGATATGGTAGAAGCTACTGAAGAGGATATGAATATGTTTTCTATTATAGGTTGAGTATCTAACAGCACAAAGAAAGAGGAGGAGACGGTAGAATAAAAAAGTATTGTAATATCGTTTGGATTAGTTAATAAGAAGATAGGCTTTATATATTTATACCTGCTTATGGATAAAAAATTAGAGGACTTTTGAGATAAAAAAGAGCTAAAGGACTTTGTTAATGACAATGGATTTTTCTTTAATATGGTTGCTAACTCAATCAGTAAAGAGAATATGGAAGAAGCGTTAGATGATTTCACAAAGAACGCTATAGAGACTAAGATAGATGTACCAACAGGAGAGAACATAATGATATTTAAGTGATTGGCTTCACAAGCATACAAGAAAGGTGGTAAGAATAGGAACGGCTATAAGATAGACCCAAACGGTTGGGATTTCACAAACTACATGAACAACCCTATAATCTTGTTGCAACATAACGCTTCAACAGGAGGTATAGGTAAGGCTATCAAGTTTGATATTAATAATGATGGTTTGAATATACTGTTCTTTGTCGATCTGAACACATTAGACGACAAGACAAGATACCAAGTAGAGAATGGATATATTAGTGCTATAAGTACTGGACATATTACTGAAGAAGACGGAATCGAAGACAACAAAACAGGTAAAGTATATTCTATAGAAGACGCTATGGAGAAGTTTTGATGGGAGAATGTATGGTCTGCTTTTATGTGAGGAAGTGATCTATATACATATATAGTTACTAAGGCACAAGCTATCGAGAATAGTTTGGTTACTATTGGTTCTAACGAAAAAGCTATTGCATTACCAAATGCGATAGGTAAATATGCGTTAAACAGACACGCACCTTTAATTAATAAATTAGAAGAGATGAAAAAAAATGCTGAAGACAAAAAGTTAGAAGATGTTAAAGTTAATGAAGAAGACAAAGTAGAAGACAAAGTAGAAGAAAAAGAAACTGAAGAGAAAATTACTGAAGAAAAGACAGATGAGAAAGTGGAAGACAAAGTAGAATCTGTTGAAACTAATGATGAAGATAAAGTAGAGGAAGTAGAGGAAGAAGTTACTGAAGAAGTTACTGAAGAAGAAGCAGAAGAAGAAACTAAGGAAGAAACAACTGAAGATGTAGAAGAGAATAAGGAAGATGAAGAAGAAACAACTGAAGAAGAAGACCAGACTCCCGAAGATACTTCTGAAAACAAGGCTGAAATTGCCAAGGGGGAAGAGGTAAAAGATAATAACATATCTGAAAATGATATGGTTACTCAACTAACAAACGAGTTAGAAGAGCATAAGTCTTTGCTGAAAAAAGCAGAGGAAACAATAGTAAACATGTCTAACGCTATGGAGGATAAGGACAAACTTATCAAGATGGCTAACGATTATGTAATATCTCTATGACTTTCTTTTGACGCTGAGGCTAACGCTAACGGTGATAAAAAGAAAACGATTCTTGAGAATAGAATCAAAAGAGCAGAATAAACTTTTATATTAAAATTAAATTATTATGAGTAAAGTAAATCAATCAATGTTAAATGCTATTGAAAAGGCTGCTAAGTTAATGAATACTGATTCGGTTGAAGCAATAGAGTCTTTCAAGAACGCAGTAGAAAAATCAAAAGCTAACAGAGAAGCTAACGGTGGTCTTGTTAATGTAAAGACAAACTCTTGACCAGACGAAACTATGTCTACAGGTAATGTAGGATATGGTGCTGAAGCAGTTGTTGGACAAGTACGAACTGATGAAATGTATTCTATGATTTCACAGATGCCAGGACTTCTTCCATTGCTTCCGTCTAATCATGGACAGAAACAAGGAGATACTGTTAATGTAGCTATCTACGGAGAAGCTGGACTAATGAATACAGCTACTGAACCTACAGGTTCACAAACTCTTGTTGATGTTACTACTGATAACGCAGTAGCTACTGGTAATGTTGCCGTTAAGATTAAATCTTTCAGAACTAAGGTAGGTATAACTAAAAAGGAAATGCACGATGCTATTATGGGAGGACAAAACTTCTATAGTTTCGTACAGAACAGAATCCTTTTGGCTGCACAAAGAACACTTGAAGCATATATTATCAACGCTGATGATAGATTGACTAAAGATGTTGAAGCTACAGCTAATGTAAACTTCTACGATATTCCAACTACTGGAACTATCCCTGCTGACGCTTACTACTTAGGTGGTGATCAAGGTATTAGATACAACGGTATCGAAGATGTTGACGGAATCGTTGGAGGTAATGTTGCATTCACAAGAGGAACGCTTCTATCTACTATGGATAGATTGTCTGACTATCTTGATGACTATAACAATCTTCTTTGGATCGGTAATGGTAAGACTGCTACTAAGATTAGAGGACTTGCTGAATACTCTACTATGGAGAAATTCAACGACCCAACTAATACAATAGGAGGACAAGTAATGGCTCCTGAAGGAATCAGATTCTACACAGCTAAACATAACCCATCATTTGTTGGTGTTAGTGGTAAGGTAGAGCAAGGAGTTGGAGCTGCTAATGACTTCAATCAATTATCTCTTATCCACAAAGCTGCACCACAGATTGTGTTTGGTAGAGATATGGAAATAGTAATGCACGAAGATTCACAACAAATCATATTTGATGTATCAATGCGAGCAGGTTGTAATGTTGCTTCAAGAGAAGCAGGATTTGGACCGTCTGTTGCTACAGCAGTAGTACAAAGATAGTTACCATAAGGGGGTAGGTGGGTTACGCCTACCTTACCTCCTTTTTTTAATCTTAAATATATGAGAATGATATTAAAGAACCGTACACAAGAACAGCATATATGAGTTGAAGTACTGGGTCGCAATGTCCAAGTATGACCTTGAAAGAGTATTGAAGTTAATGAATTGGTAGGTAAATGATTATTGTCTAATTACTGACATATCTTTATGAAAGTAGAGAGTGATAGTGATAAGATAGAATGAGTAAATAAAGATAAAGAATCTTTAAGAAACCAATTATCCGTAGTTCAAGAAGAGAATAAGATATTAGCTTGAAATATAAACACTCTTAGCGAAAAGAATAGTGCTTTAGAGGATATTATAAATACAAATAAAGAAACTATCATAAAGCTAAAGAACGCACTTGCTGAAAAATGAGAATCAAAAGAGGAAGAAGAAGCTGAAGTAGAACTTAGCGATTTAGAGAAAGTGCAGATAGAGTATAAAGAAATTACAGGCGATGATGTGCCAAACAATAAGAAGAACGATATAGAACGATTACAAAAGAAAATAAAGGAAGAGCAGAAAGATAAAAAATAGTTATTTATATATAACACATAGAAGAGATGTACACAACTCTAGCTGATGTTAAAATATTCTTAGGCATAACGGATAACAATAGCGACACAAGAATAGATATGTATCTTGCACAGACTAAAGCTATCTTAGATGTTTATTTATGAGATTTGACACAAGGTGCTAGAGTTTTTTATATCTCTTTTTGTGATTTCTATGACGGCTATTTTATAAGAATTTTGGCTCGTAATATCACAGCTATCACAAATATAAACAATATAGCATACACAGGTGTATTAGATACAGACTACCAAATACTTCCACCATACAATAGTGTATTGTATATCAAAGATTTTTGAGACTACAACACTAACCCTAATAGCTTCCCAAAGTTTCCTATAGAGGTTATTTGTGGGTATGTTAGTTGAAGTTCTGAGTATGAGTTCTTATGATTCTTACAGACTCTTATGGTAGAATGATTATACGCAAAAGAGAATGGCTTTGATGTCAAGAGTTACAAACTGTGAGATAGGTCATTTACATTTGCTGATAGAGATTGAATGGCAAATGATATAACTTCGTTACAATGACTTATGGAAACAACTTGACTGTTCAATGTATTGTCTATTTTACCACCTGTGTAGTATCATATAATGATGGATTATTTCTACGATAAGACTTGTACGATAAATAGAGTATCACAATCAATAGTTGATTGAGGAACCAAAGCTACACAATCTGTAATCTATACAGAAATACCTTGTGCTTTTTGGAGAGTAAAGCAAAGCAACTTCAAAGAATGAATATGAGCATTAGAAGAAGACGCAAGGAGTTACACAGCGAATGTAAAATGACAGTATGTGGACATAATACCCTGAGATTATCTTAAGCTCTTTGAACGCAACGGCTCTCCAATGGGAAGCTACATTATCCTTGATACTATCCAATATCCCAACTTACATTGAGACATAGATAACATAGCTTTAACAATAAAGGTATGGAATGGTTAAAATATTATTATCCAATACATCTATATCTAACTTCTATCTTAGAAATGTTAAGTCTTGAATAGATAAGGCATTGAAACTAAGAAACGAAACAATGAAAGTGATAAGTCCTACAGATACTGGCGATTACATAAGGTCACATAAGACTAAGCAGGCTACTATATCTTGAAACAGCGTTAAGTGAGCAAATATAAATGATAGCGAGCATGCGTTTGGAGTAGAGTTCTGATTTAGAAAGACACCTGTTAATCGACATAAGTGACCACCTAGAAATAGCTCTACTGTTATATATAGTGGTGTAGGTGCTAGGGTTATGAACCGTACTGTGGAAGATACTAAGCAACAGACTATAGACCTTATTGTTAATTCTTTGAATAGATGATTAAACAAATAACACCCAAGAATATATATACATATATGTCTACGCTTGTTCCTGTGACGAATGTAGCTACTATTTTCTCGTATAAACCCAACGAGGATTGAGTACCTGATACAGCGTATATGTATTTTGATTGCACAAATAGCAATAATACTGAGTTTGATAATTATTGAGAGGCGATCCGTAAATGTGAACTAAATATATATGTTGTTTGACCGTCCAACGACCCAACAAGATTAGATGAAAGCGTTGTAGATGATGTAATTAATATCATTGACGAGGAACTAATAACATATATATGTGATAGTATAGACCAAATAGATGATGTAAGAATACAAAACATAACATCTAGGAGAGATAGCCCTATGTGATATACGAATAAGAACAGACCAATTAAGGTTAAAACATACGATATATTATATTCGGCTAGACAATAAAAAGGTCTTGCATATAGTATTACTATGTATATATAGAAAGTAGGCTATTTATTATTTAATAGACCGTATGAAACTAAAAGTTATATGTCAGAATTTAAACTACAAAGGTAAAACTTATCAAAACGGCTCTACTATGGAGATACCTGATTGAGATTACACATCATCATTAGCTAAGTTTACTGCTCCTTGTGATTGTTGTAAAGACAAGGAAGAGAACACAACTACAACAAAGAAGAAAAGAAGAAGAAGAAAGAAAAAAGATTGCAAAGATTGTTAAACCCTTTATCTATTATATATTATAAACATGGCTTTTACAGAAAACCAACTAACTAGAGCAGGAGATTTCTATTATTTCCCTTGAGGATTATCTGCCGCACCTACTATCCCTGTACAAAACGCTGCAGGTTCTAATCAATTAGCGATCAGGAATGTATTGGATTGACTAACATTTACATCTGTATGATTTATCAAGAATTGGGTAGCGACTCATACTCTTGAAAATGAAACAGTAACTATCGTAGATAACTGTTGAGCAGGAGAGATCGATAGAAGTGCTGAGAAATTAGCTACTGTTACATTTGATTGGGTGGATACGGGTAACCTAACAGCTTTTGCTGATATGTTTGGTATTATACTTAGTAATGTAGTAGCTTCTACTGTAAATATAACAGGAGAAACTGTTGCGTCTTGGGATCTGTGAGTACCTCTTTTGTTAGCTAACCCTAACAATGTAGATACATGAACTATCGTGGTTACAGAAACAGCATGACCTAGTACATTGGTATTAGACACAGATTACTCTATTTACCAAGAAGGTGGATTAACTTATATAATCCCTATCACAGCACAAACATTCGGAGATATTGAAATAGCATACGACTATGATGTTATGGAAGGTCAGATTACTTGATACAATTATGAGAAGACTTCTATACCTTACGGATTATATAAATTCGTATCTTGTCCTATCCCGTTTATGGATTGATCTACAGCAATGACAAGAACATACACATACTACTTTGTAAAACATTACCCTAACGCTGAACTAACACAAGCGTTCATAAACCTATCGACTTCAGAACTAACAGGAAGTCCTGTATCACTACAAGGAGCATTAGGAGGACAAGTTATATTCTCTTATGAAGATGTAGCTGTTTAATATATAAATTATAGCGTATGTACTATGATTATCCAGTCACACGCAAATTTAGTACACCTATCCATACTCCAATGGGTGGGTGTATTTTGAAATATGAACAAAATACAATCAAAGATACTATGATTATGATGAACAATTATAGCGTAAAATGATATTTAGAGCAACGACTAGAATGATTTTTGATAGATAGTTTAGAGGTACTATTAGAAAAAGAGAGTAAACAAAAATACATTGCATTTCTTATGGATAATCCTACTTTGGTATTTGATAGGGTATGGAATAATCTAAACAGAAACCACGAAACTATATACAAGAATGTAAGGATAAGAGACGAGGATTCGTCAGATGACAAGATGTTGCTTAGCTCTACTATGATGTATGTCTGTAAAGAATACGGTATAAGCTGACCTAAGGACTTATTAGATTGATATACGCTAGAGCAGTATGAACGAATGGTGGAATGAATAAGGTTTAGTAATTATAGGTTGAATCCTAAAACCACAATATACAATAGACAAGCGATGGTAGATAAGTATAACGAGAGAGAGGAAAACAGGAAGTTGATGGATTACGCAAGGAAGTGACCTACAAAAGAATTTTTAGATGAATACTTTGCAAAAAATGGTAGTACAAATAGAGGAACTGGAAGCACCAATTGAAGTAACGGTAAAAACAAATAATGCTGAAGGTAATATTAAAAAGTTTGCTAGAGATGTTCAAAAAGAGCTTGACCCTGTTTTATTACAAAAACTAGAATTAGATGTTGCTTGACTACAACTATCGCTATCTAAATCAAGAAAATTACTTAGGGATGCAAAGAAGTCTTGAGATAGAGACGCTACATTAGAGGCACAGTTAAAAACGAATAGACTTTCAAGCGATCTGACTGAGGCAAAAAGACAGCTAAGAAATTATGTAAATACTTGAGATAAAGATTTGAGTAGACTACAAACAAAATTTAACCAACTATGAGATTGAGCAAAAAAAATGTGAGAGCAGTTAAAGAAAGCATTAGTTGCTGTTTGAGCTATTGCAGGAATACAAGCTGTTGCTAAATGAGTTATTACTTTGGCAGGAAATCTTGAGCAAGCTAGGATAGCATTTACCACTATGTTAGGTAGTGCTGAACAAGCTGATATAAAATTAAAAGAACTTTCTGCTTTCGCAGCAAAAACTCCTTTTGAATTGACTGGTATTAGACAGAACGCTAAACAATTATTAGCGATGGGTATTGCGTCTGATGATTTATTGCCAACTCTAAAATCTTTATGAGATGTATCTGCTTGATTGTCTGTACCACTTGAAAGATTGGCATTGAATTACGGACAGGTTATAGCACAAGGTAAACTTACAGGAAGAGAGCTAAGAGACTTCACTGTTGCATGAGTACCTATACTAGCTGAGTTGGCTAAAAATTTAGGTAAAACTAAACAAGAGATACAAGGTTTAATTTCTTCTTGAGAGATAAGTTCAAACGATG